ACCCAGCTGGCGCCAATGAAACTGCCTTCTGATCTCAAGAATTCAACTGAAGTATTCATTGGTCGCAAGGCAATAGGGTAAGGATCAGTATCAGAACTAACATCAACATAGGATAATCTAGATTTCACGTCAGGCTTCATCTCTCCTGTGGCTGTAAAGAATTCCGAATTGAATTCAAAGTAATGTGATGAAACAGTAGATTTTTGCAGATTTCTCTTGATTCCCATGTGCTTCATGACTTGAACATGTTCAGACAATGTGTCTTTCAACATTTTATATCTCCCTTCCGTATGCTTGTCCCATAACAGTATTCTGGCATAGTCATCACTAGTTGTAAAAGTAATCGATTTGAAATTTTGTTCACGATAGTTGTAATTTAACACATAGTCAGATAATTCATGAGCAGATGATCCCATGTGTGAACTAGCACATCCTAAGATGCCTTGATGCATGCTTTCTTCTAAAAATAAAATCTGTTTGCTCAAATTCCCCACTTTTGGACTCATGTGTTTCAATCTTTCAGACACTTTGCTCACCATGGAATTCGAGATTTTCATGCTATTCATATTCAAATAGAACTCATCTGGGATTTTGAAAACTTTGTTACCGAACAATGACATGCAATTTCTGAAAACACTACTCATCTCATTGTCCATATACACTGCTAGAGACTGATACATGTGATGAAGCATCATTGAGGGACCCCACTTACTACAATCTGCGCTATCATACATCACCATTTTGCTCTTGATATTATCATACTTCCGTTTAGCATTAAGGACAATATCTCGTTTATCTGACACCTCAATTAAATTAGTTCTTACACCGAGTGATAAGTTGGTATCTCTGATTGATCTAGCCACATCTTCAACATATTTGCACATTATTCTGGCCATAGCGTTCAACACAGCGATTTCTCTAGCTCCCAGCTGATCTTTGTGAACCATCTTACTAATGCATGATGACCAATTATGACTAAGCCAAGTGATGACACACCCTAAGTTCTCAGGTAAATTCAATAAACTTTCCAATTGATTAAGATCAGCTTCATAATCGTTCTTATCCAATTTCATGTCAGTGTATCTGGATGTTTGACTTGGCTTAATTTTGTTCTTAAAACGATCCAAGAGATCCAAGATGGTCTTATAGCACTTACTGTTTTGAGTATACTTCACTTTCTTCTTCCCTTCACGAACTATCTCAGTTTTCTTCAGTCCAGAGCTAAATTCACCATCAGACTTTGTATCGCGAACACTACCCCTATTATTCATAACTTTGCCAACATATACTAGTCGATGAATGTTGCTTAAATTGTATTGTCTCTTAATAGTGTCCTTAACAGCAACATCATTATCATGTTTCACTCGTAACAATGCGGCGTATTGAGCTAAAATGTTCACCTGAGGAGAAGGAGAGAAGGGCTTTGCCATCATTGATTCATAAGGGTATTCCAATAAATATTCATAAAGCTCTTCTGTGTTCCATATTTTCCCTTTGAGTGAAAATCTACCTTCATGATCAAATTCACATAATTTGATTTGTAAATATTCCTCTCTAGCATCCAATTGTTTATCAAGTACTAAAGCCTCAGACATGATTTTCTGATAACGTTGAATGTTTAAAGCGC